GGGTTGGCCACAGAGTTCTGGCTGGTGCACCACTCAGCAAAGTCACCCACAAAGCCTGGCACCTCAAGCAGATGCCTGGGCAGTGCCTGGTTCTTTGGTTTGAATCTCTGCAAGATCAGATCAAGATCAGGCTCAAGCTCCCCATCACTGACTGGCACAGCATGCCTGGCCATGTCATTCTCGAACATGTACCCAGCATCACCTGTGAGGCCTCTGTTGGCTGCATCATCAACCTTGTGCTTGAGCTCAGCCTCTGACCACTCAGGCATGCACCTGTGATTGTAGTGCTGCAACAAGATCTCAAGGGCCTTCTCAGGCCCAAGCTCAAAGCCATTGCAGAGCACACAGGCCAGCCTGAAAGTGGTGCCACTGCCATCATAACCCTCGACAGCAGCAGGGTACTCATCGACATAAGCCAGAGCCCTTCTCTCTCGCTCGCTCATGCCTGGTGTATACACCTTGGCCCTCTGTGTGCACTCTGGTGCACTCTTGGCACCAAACTCCCTGCAGAGCTCAGCAATGGCCTCATCAGCATCTGTGCAGGACTCGACCTGGCCAAGTATGTGACCAGTCACAGTGAAGTACCTGCCCTTGCTGTACAGCTCGATGGCACCACCATCAGCCCTCTTGTGCTTGATGCCTCGAGCCAGGCCCTTTGCCCTGGCAAACATCTTGCAGCCTGACCCTGATGGGCTCAGCTCTGTGTAAGTGCTCACACTCTTGATGATATCAACGGCCCAATCATGCACCTGGCCATCAGCATCAATGCAGAGATCGAGATCAATGCCAACCAGGTCATCTGCCTCAGAGAAGCAAAAGCCAATGCCAGAAAAGCCACCTCGGCCATAGGCGGTCAGCACATCATCAAAGCTGCCCCAGTGTGCTGGGTTGGTGCTTGATGCCAGGCTGCCACTGATCTGGTAAGGCACCTTGGTGGCTCTGGTTCCTCTCTTTTCATACTTCCACAGCACCCACTGCTTGAGTGCTCTCAGCTCTGCAGGCACATTGCCTTGCTTGATTGTGTCAATCACTTGTTGCTCCTTGCATAAGTCTCACCAGGGCCACAGGGCATGATCTCAAAGAAGGCTTGCACACCATCAATGACAATGCCACAGCCCAGCGTGGGCCTGTTAGGGAAGTCACGTCCATACTCAAAAGCATAGGCATCACAGTCAATGCCACAGCCAACATTGAGCCCAAAAATTCTATCTGTACGGTTGGCATGGTATCTCACACCACCACTGCTGTGAGTGTGCCCCATGACCAGGCTGCATCTGTTGTTGATGGCTCGAGTAATTGCAGCATTGGGGCCACTGCCACCTGTGCCATGCTCATACCTGACACCATCAATCTCATGGTGGAATGACCAGGACCAGTGAGGTGTGCCCCAGACTTTGCCATAGTCTTGCAGGAATCTCACAGGCAGCCCTGCCTTCTTGGCTCTGCGAAAGTGCAAAGCATCATGGTTGCCAATGCACACCAGTGACTTATTGAAAGTCACGCGCCAATCATCAAGCATCTGCAGTGCCAGGTCAGCCTCTCTCGAGGCACTGTGGCCATCAGGGTCAGCATCCCAAAAGCTGATGGCATGGTTGTCAACCACATCACCGATCATCACCACTCGCTCAACTGACCAGGCGTCAAAAACATCGGCACAAAAGTCAAGATAGCAAGGGTGTGCAAAAGGCAAGTGCAGATCACCAACAATACCAACTCTCATGAGTCATCTCCCCATGGCAAAAGTTGCTGAGCCAAGCGGTCAGTGGCCACTTGGCAATACTTCTCACTGAGCTCAATGCCAATGCACTTGCAGCCATAATCGCGCGCGGCAACCAGGGTGGTGCCTGACCCAGCAAAAGGGTCAAGGCTGGTCTTGAGCTCTGGCATCTGCTGCTGAGCCACATCAAAGCACCACCTCATGATCGGCACTGGCTTTTGTGTTGGGTGCCACCTCTGCTCTTTGTGCTTTCCCATGTGCTCTTGCACCATTCCATTCCAGGCATGCTGCCTGGCCCTCAGCGGTTGGTCAAAGCTCGACCAGGCAAGCTCACCATCAGAAAACTGGTTTTCACCTGTTACTTTGTCCCAAAACAACCAGCCTCTTGATCTTGGCAGCTCAAAATAGTTGCCACCCCAGATCACAGCATGAGTGCAAAGATCTCTGGCCAAGTAGATCACCCAGGAGTCAGGTGCTGCATCATCCCAGCCAGTGGCCTCGTAGTTTTTTTTTCTTGCCTCAGACTTGCCATACTGTGTGCCTGCTTCTTTGGCTGCTCTTCTGTCATACCCGATCCCATAAGGTGGGTCAGTGCAGAGCAGATCAAAGCTGTGGCCCTGCACACTGAGCCAGGGCATCACATGCTTGCAGTCACCATTGATGAGCGTGATGCCATCAGTGCACTTGCATGGCCAAGCCTGGCACCTGTAACACTCAAACATCAAGCAAGCCCTCCTTGACCAGTCTCTTGATGACCTTGGCAAGATCTCTTGCAGTGTGATCAACATCCTCCTCACTGATTGACCACAGGGCTGCATGCAGGCACTCATGCAGCACCACCTCAAGCATCTCATCTGGCTTGACTCGAGCACTCACCTTGATCTTTTTGTGTGACCTGGTTGGTGCATCACAAAGGCCTCTTGTGCCTGGTGGCAGGTCAGCATCAAGCTCAAGCTCATACCTCTTGCCATTGATCGTGAATCTCATGTGCTCACCTCTGCTCTCAATCACGCAAGAAAGCTCTCATCTCTTTGCCAGGCACATGCAGCCTGCGAGAGATCTGGTGCCATGGCCAACCATTCTCAAGCATGATCGTGGCATACTGCTGCCATGGCCCAGGATAGTGCTTGTGCTTTGGATCTCTCACACTTGGCCAGCCCAGTGGGTGTGGCACCATCGGCACACCAGCAGCCTCAGCTTTTCTGAGCTCAGCTCTCAGGTGATCTCGTCTGGTTGTGATCCAGGCATCGCAGAGAGCTTGCTCTTTTGCTGTGAGCTCTCTCTCTTCTGCCTCATACAACAACCTGAGCACATCAAACTCTTTTACCTGGTCAGCAAAGGTTGGCAGCCCACTTGGGTCAATCACAGTCATCTCATCAGAATGGCACATCATCTTGCTCCTCAACCAAAGTGGCAGCGAACAGGTCAACAGCCTCTCTCACAAAGTCATTTTCTTTGACCATCTCATCAAAGCTAGAAAAGCCACCTCGAGCAGCTAAGCTCTCGAGCTCAGGCTTCTTGCCCAGGCCATGCCTGGTCACTCGGTTGTACTCTTGCTTGTTTCTGGCCCATACAACATCAACCTCATCAGTGCTGCACAGTGCACCACCTTTGGCCAGAGCCACAGCCTCAGCAGCTGTGTCAGGCAGTGGCATGTGTGATCTCTTGGCCCACCACTGCTCTGCCTTTCTTCGAGCAAAGCCAGTGTGCTCAACACACACCCACTCACTCACTGACTCAGTGAGGCCAAGCACATAATCAACCCGCATGGTTTTTGGTGTATCAATATCAGCACCCTTCTTGGTGTGCACATGAAAAAAGACATCTCTCACATGCCTGGTCTGAGGCTCTGCAGGCTCATCAAGCACAGGTGCTTTGCTTGCCTTGATGGCATGCTTGATCTCAGGCTCAGGAAACTCAAAGCCGCATGCAGCACAGACTCGAGTGGCTGCCACGTTGAGCTCATCACACTCTGGGCACTTCCTGGTGACTGGCTCACCTGTGCCTGTGGTCTTTGTCTGTGGCTTGACATCAATCTTGTCAATCGGCCCATGCCTCTCGACGTTGCCAGCAAAGTCAAGCACCAGGCAGTTCTCTTTGCTTTTGTCAATTCGAAAGCCTCGACCTGCCATCTGGTAATACAAGCCAGGACTTAGCGTGGGCCTCAGCATGGCCACACAGTCAACATTGGGTGCATCAAAGCCAGTGGTGAGCACATCAACATTGACCAGGAATCTCAGAGCTTGGCTCTTAAAGGCACCCAGCACCTCTGCTCGCATCGTTGCGGATGTTTCACCTGTGACCAGGCCAACTGCATCTGTGAGCTCACACAGGGCATCTCTGACCATCTCAGCATGAGGCACACCAGCACAGAAGATGATGATGCTGTGCCGATCAGCAGCCTTGAGCCAGATCTCATCAACAGCTGCATCAACCTTCTCTCGATCAGCCAGGTGATCAGCCAGCTCACTCTGCACCCACTCACCACCTCGCACATGCACACCCTCAGCATCTGCTTTGGCCACAGTGGCCTTGCTCGAGACTGGGCAAAGATACCCTTGCTCGATGAGCTCAGGCACACCCACTCGATAGCAGATCTCATCGAGGATGTGGCCATTGCCACAGACCAGGCCTTCCTTGAGTCTGTACGGTGTGGCAGTCAGGCCCACCACTCGCATCCTGGGGTTGATGGCCAGCAGATCCTTGATCAGTGTGAGGTACATACCCTCACCCTCAGCAGGTATCAGGTGAGCCTCATCAACAATCATGATGTCACGGTGGCCCAGCTCTGCTGCTTTATTCCAAACACTCTGCACACCAGCAATAAGTGCATCAGCATCTGCCTCTCTGCGTTTCAGGCCTGCAGAGTATACACCCACACCCAAGCCAGGCACCAAGCTCTTGAGCTTGTCTTCATTCTGCTCAAGCAGCTCTTTGCGGTGTGCCAGCATGATCACTCGGCAACCCCATGACTCAACCACATCGGCCATCAACTGTGCAATGACCAGGCTCTTGCCAGCCCCTGTTGGCAACTCAATGCAAGGGTTGCCCTGGTTGTTGGCACACCATTGCCAGGCAGCCTCTACAGCCTCTGCCTGATACCATCTCAACTGCATCACTCATACTCCTTTGTGAGCTTACTGATTGCCCTCTTCCTGATCTTGTTGATGGTGGTGGCTGATCGGCCAAAGAGAGTGCCGATGGCCCTGAGACTGCTGCCATGCAGCCACATCAGCAAGACCACCTGCTCTCTCTCGTTGAGCAGCTCTGCAATCGAATCATCAAGCTCAAACTGGCTGAGCTGCTTGTTGTCGGTCACGGTTGCCATATGCAACTCTGACCAAGCCTCACCAACCAAGTCAGTGAAAGTGCGGACAATAAATTGCTTGTCTTTTTGCCTGGCTGCTTGCTTGAAAACCTCGAGCCAGGCACTCATCTGCGACTCAAAACGGAGGAGGTTGAGTGCCAGGTCTTGGCGCACATCATCTCGATCAAGATGAGAAAAGATCGAGCACAAGTGCCTGGTTCTGAGATCGAGCCAGGCTTTGTGCTTTGAGATAATGTCATCCGATGACATAGCACTCACCTCCTTGCAGGCCTTGCTCATACCCAGGCAGGCTTGCCAGGTGCTTGCTTGGGTGCCTGTTGCACTGGTGGTGCAGCACCCTCTCGCTTGTACCCTTTGATGACGTTGGTGATCTCACCATTGTCTTGACGTTTACGATGGCCAACGATGATCACCATGGGTGCATCATGCAGCTCACTCGAGTCATCAGGGGTGGTGATGCCAATGGCCTTGCAGATAGCAGCCAGGCTCTCTCGGGCAATCTGCTCTGCAGTTTTGTTGGGGTTGTTGATGTTAAGCCTCTCCCAAAGTTGTCTGCCCTTGTGCTCACCATCAATCACCTGAAAAGTGAGCTCGAGGTATGAGCCTGTGCCAGCTCGAGTCTCCTTCTCAGTGCTCGCTGTGATCACAGCCAGGTACTCACCTGCAGGCAATGGGGAAAAGTCACGTTGCTCAGTTTGAAAGTCATCTGCATTGAATCCGGTCAGTTTCATATCAGTCATTCCTTTTGTGTATGTGTATGCCAAAGAGTGCACAAAGATCAGGCCACAGATTGTGACCACAAAGCATCCCAGCTCATCTCAATCTCATCAGGCAGCCCAATGCGATTCTTGGCGATGGCTGTAGGCTTTGCAGAGGTTCTCATCACTCGCTCACCAGAGCCCACTGCTTTGGTCTTGGTCTTGCGGTGCCCACTGTCAACCTCTTTGGTGTGGGTTCGATAGTTGCAGAACAGGACATCATCACACCACTCGATGAGCTTGGCTGTGAAGTCTCGGTGCATCTTTGGTGTGTAGCGATCATAGGCACTGTGATCAGGGTCTTCGAATCGCTCAGTTTTGGCATGTGCCAGGATGATCACACCCATGCCTTTGGTCTTGCGTACTGCATCGAGGCCAGTGAGCACCTCGCTGAGATATGCAACAGAAGCTGCATACCCTTTGCCCCAGTCAAAGTCAGAGATGCTCTGCTTGCCATGCTCAGCACAGATGTGCCTCCATATCAGCTGCTCGAGCCAGTCAGCAGTATCAATCACCAGGTGCTTAAAGTCATGCTGCTCGGTGTACAGCTCACTGATGTACTGCAGGACTTGCTCATAGTCTGTGGCCAAGGGAAACCTGGGCACATCAAGGCCAGTGAGCCCATCCTCTGTGGGAATGAATACAGCACCAGGTGCTGAGGCTGCCCACCAGGTCTTGCCTACACCAGGCACACCATATGTCATGATTCTGTGTGGCAGCTGCTCTGGGCTGCTTTCAATGCTCAAGCTCATCGTGTTGCTCCTTTCATTGCAAAGCTGATGGCATCACTCAGGTCAGTCAAGAAGCTGCTTGTCTGACCATCAGGCCAGGTGATCTTGCAGTGCACCTGCAAGAGCTCCTCAGTGCTGGCCTTTGTTGCTTTCCTGTTTTGCCTGGTGCTCAGTGCATCACAGGCTTTGACATCATCAAGATCAAACAGAAGCTGGTTGCTGTACTTGGTTGCAGGCTTGCCATCTCTGGTCTTGGCCTTGATCTTTCCTCTCAGCACATTGCCTCGCATCCAGCCAGTGCCTCGATCAACCTCTCTGCATGCTGTGTCAAAGTTCACATACATTACGTTGCTCCTTCAAAGCTCTCGCAGCATCTCATACCTTGTCGGCCAAGTGCTATGCTGCACACACTTGCCAAACTCACTCAGCAGATCTCTGACCTTGGCCCTCTCAATGGCCAGCGTTGCATCACTGATCTGCCACACACCCACTCGGTGTGGTTTTTTCTTTTCGACTGCAATGATGAAAACTGCAGGCAGCTTGCCCTCGAGGCTTTGCAGCATCAGCTGGTAGAAAGCCAGTTGCAGGCCATACCTGTACTTCTTGAAACTGTGCTCAAACCAGGCCAGGTCATCACAGGTCTTGAGGTCAACCAGGACAGCTGCTGCCTGGTCATACCAGTCAAGCCTGCTCTGGCAGTCAACCTTCTGCATCTCAGCTCTCACAGTCAGCTCTGGCTTGCCCTGAGCCAGCAGGCCCTTGGCAACCTCATGCTGATGCACATTGAGTGCAATCTGCTCGATCACCTGTGCATCTGCAGTGCTGATCACTTGGTGGCCAGAGCTTGTCATCTCTGCATACCAGTCAGCAAAAACCTTTGAGTCACTGCCATATGGCTTGCCAGTTCTTGCATTGATCGGCCCATCTGCCACTACATACTCATTCTCAAAGACAGCTCTGCCCTCGAGGGTTCTCATGTGGCATGCTGACCCAAAAGCAAAAGCAGCTGACTCTGAGCGCGGCTCAGGCTGTGTGACATGCTGAAAGTACAGGGCTGGTGACTTCTCGAAAGTCATCAGCTTGTGGCTGGTCATATAACCCGAATACTCTGAGAAGTATGCTTGAGCACTCATCTCGAGTGCCTGGCCATTTTGATCGAGCCAGGGTTGCAAGTAGGCGGCAGTCATCATTGTTTCCCCTGTGGCAGCAGGTTGAGCTCTGCAAGCAGCTGATCTCTGATGGCAAACATCTGAGCAGCAAGCCTCGAGCCATACAGCTCATGAAAGTCATCACGCTCAGCATCAGTCACAAAGCACTCCTCTTTGATCTCACACTGCAGGTCAGTGATCACACCAACCAATACAGTGAGAATCATCACCAGGTTGTCAGGCTGGTCAGCGTGAAGGTTGTCATTCTCAAAGTCAGTCAGCAGGTCAATCAGATCTGAGTGCAGATCGTTCATGGCCTGCTCATGCTCAAGCGGGATCTCGTTATTGTTTGCAATCATCTAATCTCCTTTTTGCACAGTTGTACCGAGTGCACAAGAGTGCACAAGGGTTTTGCTAGATATTGCCAGCAGCTCTCTCAGTCAGCAAGCCAGCACAGAGCACCATATAGTTGATGACATCGAGGCAAGCATCCTGCCAGCTCTCATCAGTCACTTTGAGATCACCTCGAGTCACAAAGCTCTGCAGTCTCTTGAGCTTGTCTTGCACCCTGATGAGCAGAGCCAGCTCTGGCTCAATGTCAAAAGTGAGTGAGGCTCGAAAGTTTGCAAAGGGGTCAGCTGTGTGCTCTGGGTTGGCATAGTCATCATTCTTGGCGGTCATGATGCCGCAGGCTTTTTGGCAGAGGTGCTGGTGCAGTTGCACCAGGTCAGCCTGTGTTAGTGACTGACCAGGCTCAAGATCAGGTGGTGTATACACCTTCTCTCTCTTTGTGCACCTGAGTGCACAAGGCTGTGCTGACAGGCCAAAGGCCTCTGGCCACCTCACACGGTGCTTGTCAGGGCAGCTCTCTGCACCCTGACACCAAAGGCCTTGGTTCTTGATCAGCTCACATGCCTGGTCAACATCCTCGAGCACCTGCACACCAACCAGGTCAGCCCTGATCTGCTCTTGAGCTGCACCCAGGCTTGAGCCTGGCAACCTCACCAAGACATCAGCAAAGTCAACCCAGGGCATGCAGCACTCAAGCCACTCAAAGTGACTGTGCTGCTCATGCTCTGGCAGTTTCATGGTCAACCCTGGGTTGAGCACTGCAAA